AAGAAGAAAAGTTTTATGGTAAGTTGGCTGCCAGTTTTCTTAAAAAGCAATGCAAGAAAGGTTCATGTATTACTTTAAGAACTTACTTGGATAAGAAGGGAAAATATGGGAGAATTCTCGGAGAAATTATAATTGATGGGGTAAATGTTAATCAGCTGATGGTCGAAGAACATATGGCAGTTGAGTACCATGGGCAATCTAAAATAGATATCCATAAGGGACATATGTTTAATCGTCAAGTGCTGAATAGAACTGGTATCAATTATTCTTAACTTTTTCCTTGTATTGCTGTTTTAAATATGTTATTATTAATATGTTGGTGGGCTTGGGAATATAAGATATATTATTAATTAATATTAACATTATTAATTAACTTTAATCTCTCTAGAGAATAAACCAAAAAATAGGTTAAATCAAGCTCATACCATTTAAGACCAGCTTTAGCGGAATTTGAATAATAATGATGATTATTATGCCATCCTTCACCAAAGCTTAATATTGCAACCCACCAACAACATGTGGATAAATCATCTTTTATTTCAAAGTTTCTATATCCCCATTTATGACAAGCACTATTGACTAACCAAGTCGCATGGTAGACTACTACCAGTCTTACAAAGATTCCCCATACTACCCAAGAGATACCGCCTATTAAATAGAATAGAATTCCCAAAGCTATTTGAATATGGATAAAATATTTTTCTAGGAATTGATAAAATTTGTCGCCATTAATATCTTTAGTATATTTTCTTAGTCTTTCAATATTATCAAATTTATGTCTGTCATAGCACATCCATCCAATATGTGACCACCAAAAACCTTGACTTGCGTTATGTGGATCGATTGGAGTATCAGAACCTTGATGATGCATTCTATGTTGTGCTGCCCATTTTAGAGGACCATTTTGACATGCTAACGTTCCACAAAATACAACAAAGTAATTTAACCATCGTGGCATCTTCATACTTCGATGTGTTAAATATCTATGAAATCCAAGACAAACACCTACGCTGGCCGTAAGCCAGTACATAAAGGCAAATAGACCAACTGCTGACCAGGAAAATGTGGAAGGAATAAAGGCTAGGAGAGCTCCTAGATGTAGAAAGATGAACCAGCCGACAGTTGATTTATTCAATTTCATAATTTGTCCTTTCAAAGTGTTATAAATAATAATATTATATAGTATATATAAGATCAATAAAAGGAACAATTAAATGGCTTACGCAAATCAACCGACTAACCTTAATTATTTAAACGTAATAAGTTTCCAGACAAACTTTCTACGCATGCCGACTGTGGACTATTTTTGTCAGCGTGTAGGTATGCCCGGAATTTCATTAACCAGTCAAATGCAATCAACGCCATTTGCAGGTATCCCGATAGAAGGTGATAACTTAGTTTTCGAAGAATTGAGTATTGACTTTATCATAGATGAAGACCTAAAGAATTATATGGAGATATATAATTGGATGCAAGCAATAGGGTTTCCAGATAATTTCGATCAATATGATTCTGAAAAAGGTAAAGACCTGAAATCTGATGGTAATATAATTATACATACTAATAAGTCTAATCCTAATTATAATGTAACCTTTAAAGACATATTTCCAATAGCTTTGGGTGGTATTAATTTTGATACTAATGCCACTTCCCTCGAACCTATTGTGGTTAATGCTGTATTTCAATATACAGGTGCATTTTCCGTTAAAAAGATAGGATGATATTCTTCCTTGTATTAATCCCATAAATTTATTATAATAGTAGTATGAATATGAAAGATTTGAAAGAAATGTGTCAAATCGATACTAAGATAGATACAACTGATTTGGACGGATATTCCACCACAATTCCAGAGTTGGCTAATAAATATCATCAATTAAGACACGATGAAAAGAATGTGTTACGGTTTATCCAAAGTCAATATAAAATATTAAAACTTCAGAAGTGGAAATACTATTCCGGAAAGGCTGATCCTTCCGAATATGAAGAAAAGCCATTTGATCTGAAAGTATTAAAAAATGATATGGATTTATTTTTAGATGGTGATGAGGAACTTTTATTAGCTAAAAATAAAATAGAAGAACAAGAAGATAAGGTTAAATTGATAGAGGAGACCGCTAGATTGATTCAGAATGCTTCTTTTAATATTAGTAATGCTATTAAATGGAAAAAATTTCTAGCGGGGGATTTGACGTGATTATTGCGGGTAAATTAAATGAAACATTTCTACAACTATCATGTGATAAACATATAGCATATGAGTTGAATGAATATTTTTCCTTTTTAGTTCCTAATCATCAATTCCATCCTAAAGTTCGTGCGAAAATGTGGGATGGTAAGATACGTTTATTTAATATGCAGACAGGGCAATTATATTTAGGACTATTGCCGTATCTTGAAGAATGGTCAGAAAAGCATTCATATCAATTAAAGACTGATATTGTAGACGCAAAACATTTGAAGGAAGGTGATATAGATAAGATTAAAGAATTTTTTGATTCTTTGAATCTTCATTGTAAAGGGAAACAGATTACTCCGAGAGATTATCAGATAGCATCATTTTTACATTGTATTAAATCTGATCGTACATTATTGTTATCCCCTACATCCTCTGGTAAAAGTTTAGTTATATATGCATTGTTGAGATGGTATCAGAGGTTTTTGGATGAGGATAAGATGTTAGTGATAGTTCCTACTACCAATCTTGTTACACAAATGTATAGTGATTTTGATGATTATTCATCACAAGATGAATGGAATGTGGAGGAACAATGTCATAAAATATATTCGGGGAAGGAAAAGAACGAAAAACAACCAATATATATAAGTACATGGCAAAGCTTATATAAACAACCTAAAGAATATTTTGAACAGTTTTCTTTAATAGTAGGTGATGAAGCTCACCTAGCAACAGCACAGTCATTAAAAAGTATATTAGAAAAATCGACTTCTTGCAGATATAGATTTGGTACAACTGGAACATTAACTGATTGTAAAACACATAAACTAGTCCTTGAAGGATTGTTTGGAAAAACATATAAAGCGACCACATCGAAGGAATTGATGGATGAGAAACATATTTCCAAACTAAATATACAATGTTTACAATTAGAATATCCAGAGGAGGAACGTAAAGCGTTAACCAAAGCAACATATCAAGAGGAGATAGATTTTATAGTTTCACATAGGAAGCGTAATAATTTTATTTGTAATTTAGCATTGGATCAGAAAGGTAATACTCTTATATTATTTAATTATATTGAAAAACATGGGAAAGTATTATTAAAGATGTTACTTGAAAAAGTAAAGGATAGACAAATCTTTTTTATAGCTGGTGAAACTGATGTTGAACAAAGAGAGGAGATCAGAAAAGCAACAGAAGAAGAAAAGAATGCTGTTATTGTTGCAAGTTCGGGTGTTTTATCTACAGGTGCTAATATTAAGAATTTGCAATATTTAATTTTTGCTCATCCATATAAAGCTAAAATTCGAAATCTACAATCTATTGGTCGAGTGTTGAGATTGGATGATAAAGAAAATAAAGCAGTGCTATATGATATCATTGATGATTTACATTGGAAAAAACATGATAATTATGGACTGAAACATTGGAAGGAGAGGTTAAATATATATTTAAAAGAAAAATTTGATTATGATTATAACTTAATACCATTATAAGGGATACTACAATGGGAAAAACGTATCGAAAGGTTAAATCGCAAGACCGTCAGAAAGAACGCAATCATAAATTTAAAGAATTTAGATTAAAGCGTAAAATTATTAAGGAGCTGGAAAATAATGAGCAAACCGAAGAAATGTCCGAAATGCAATACGAAGTCCCTCAAGGAAGTGGATGAGGGATTTAGTGGAACGACTTGGTATGTTGGATATAAATGCGGCGAATGTGACCACTATGTTCTTAAAGGATGTTCAATATGCAAACCTGATCCATTATGGAAAACTGAATATTCTATTATGAGCACACCTTCAACACCTATTGGGTTTAAATGGCAATGAAATGTAAATGTAAAACGAAACAATTAGAAGTGAAGGTATATAATAAGTCAGATAATCCATTACCGGAAAGAAAAAATTCTGGTGATGCTGGGATGGATATTTGTTCTAATGAGGATAAAAGTATCCGCGCCTTTAGTACCGCAGTAATTGATACGGGTCTTTATGCTATTATACCTTATGGTTATGAGGGACAAGTACGTTCACGTTCTGGATTAGCTGCAAAATATGGATTACAAGTTTTAAATTCACCGGGCACCATTGATTCTGGTTATAGAGGTGAAATTAAAGTAATAATGATTAATCACAATCATTATCCATATGAAGTTAAAAAAGGTGATAGAATAGCGCAGCTGGTTATTAAACCAGTTATTGAAGCACAATTAATTAATATTGATGAAGCCGAACATACTATTGAATCTGATACAGAAGATAGGGGCGGTGGGCTTGGTTCAACCGGAGTTAAATAGGGAGTTAAATAATGTTTTTTATTGAAGATAATGATTTTTTAACAGATGAACATAAAGAAGTAATAGAATTAACTCAGAGGTCTGAGGGTATTTCATATTTCTATCAACGAAGCTTTGAGCCTCTGTTTTATAAAGATTTGACACATACATTATTATGTCATATATTATTTTATAGACCAGAACAAAAAGATGAGATGGGTGTTAGAAGTTATTATAATTCTGATTATGCAAAAGTTTTTGAGGATATGTTATTTACTTTTTGTAATAGAAATCAAATAACATGTACTGAGGTTATTAGAGGAGCAATAAATTTAACATATAATAATGGTCAGGAAAAATGTTTTCCGCATGTGGATTATCACGAGTATCATAAGCAATTGATAATTTATTTGAATGACCCACAAGATAAAGAAGCACATACGGTAATTATGGATAAGGATACACCACTTGGAATAAATGGAAGTGATGGTATTTTATTTCCAGCCGAGAAGCATGAATTGGCAAGAATTGTTCCGGAAAAATACAAAGGGGTTTGTTTTGAGAACCTTCCCCATTATCAACATTATCCTAAATTTGGTGATCGCATTGTATGCGTTTTTACTTTTAAATAATCGAAATGGCTAATCCAAAACACTACGTAGATAACGAAAAGTTTTTTATAGAAATTAAGAAATGGAAACAGCGAGTTCTTGATTCTAGGGAAGTTGATGATCCAGATCCACCTAGTACAGAATATATGGGTGAATGTTTTTTAAAAATATCCGAGAACTTAGCATGGAGACCCAATTTTATTAATTATACATTTCGTGATGATTTAGTAAGTGATGGAATAGAAAATTGTTTATTGTATGCACATAACTTTGATCCAGAAAAATCTAAGAATCCTTTTTCTTATTTTACACAAATTATTCATCATGCCTATGTTAGGCGTATTACTAAAGAAAAGAAACAAATGCATTTAAAATACCTTCATGTGGAACGATCTGGTATATTAGAACAAATTAATGTTAATGTAGAAGATCATAAAGCAAATACAAAACGATATGTGGAGTATTTAAGAACACATGAAAAGTATGCTGAAAATCCTCAACCTAAAAAGCCCAAGAAAAAGTCTAGATTAGAAATATTTATGAAATGAAATATTCCGTTCTGTCCTTCGACGAGTGTGCAAGATGTAAACAGTTTGAGCTAGACTATGAACATAAAAATTGCAGTTTTGATATAGATCATAAAGACAACATAACAATACAGACATTTGAATGTACAAGATGTCATTTTATTTGGAAGAAGGAAATTGACCATGAAGATAGCATTGATAACAGATCAACACTTCGGCGGCAAGCAGGATAGTCAATCATTTTGTGATTATATTGAAAGATTTTATACTAATCAATTTTTTCCCTACCTAAAAGAAAATAAAATATCCACAATAATAGATTTAGGTGATACTTTTGATAGAAGGAAGTATGTCAATTTTCAGACCTTACATCGAGTAAAGCAATTTTATTTTGATGTTATGAGGGAGAATCATATTGAATTACATTCTATTGTAGGCAATCATTCTACCTATTTTAGAAATACAAATAAAGTTAATAGTTCTGAATTACTTTATGGACATTATGAAAATGTATTTACTTATGCGGGTCCATCCACAATAATCCTAGATGGTACGGCTATTGATATTCTTCCTTGGATTAACTCTGAGAATTATGATATAATGATGGAGTACATAAGAGATTCAAAATCACAAGTTGGTTTTGGCCATTTAGAAGTTGATGGATTTGCTATGTATAAAGGATATGTAGCAGACTCTGGGCTTTCTAGAAAGATATTTAACAGATATGAAGTAGTATGTTCAGGACATTATCACCATAAGTCAAGTAAAGGCAATATTCATTATCTTGGTGCTCCTTATGAAATCACTTGGAATGATTATGATGATCCTAGAGGGTTTCATGTGTTTGATACAGAAACCAGAGACTTGACTTTTATTCAGAATACAGAACGTTTGTTTGAAAAAATTTATTATAATGATAAGAGCACTATTGATTGGAAAAACCAAAATACAGGATATTATAAAAATAAAGTTGTTAAATTGATTGTTGAAGAAAAGAATAATATAGCTGATTTTGAGAATTATCTTGAGCGGTTATATAAATCTGAATTAACAGATTTGACTATACTTGAAGATTTGTCTGAATATTCCGCAAGATATTCAGACGATGAAAGTGATGATGTGGAAATGGGTAATACGTCTACTTTTCTTGATGAGTATGTAGATAGTATGCCTGATGATAACGTTAAACGCGAGGAGAGAGTTAAAGTGAAAAAATTATTGCAGCGTATTTATGATGAGGCACTGAACATTAATGATTAAGTATTATGATTAAATTAAAGACTGTAAGATTTAAGAATTTCTTAGCTGCTGGTAATCGGTTTATTGAAATAAAGTTAGACCAAAAGCCAATGATGTTAATTGTCGGTAAGAATGGTGCTGGCAAGTCTACGTTGATTGATGCTATTACTTTCTCGTTATTTGGTAAGCCATTTAAGAAGATTAATAAAGGACAGTTAATGAATACTGTCAATGAGAAAGATTTAATGACTGAGATTGAATTTTCTGTTGGTAGTGTAGAATGGAAAGTTCGCAGAGGGATGAAACCTGCTATCTTTGAAATATATCAAAATGGTAAGGTTATAAATCAAGATGCTAAGGCTACTGATTATCAGAAATATTTAGAAGAGAAAATTCTTAAATTAAATTTTAAATCATTTACACAGATAGTAGTGTTAGGGTCTGCTTCATTTGTTCCTTTTATGCAACTGTCTGCTAATGATAGGCGAATTATTATAGAAGATATATTGGACATTGGTATATTTTCTGTTATGAAGAATTTACTTAAAGATAGAATAAATTCTTTGAAAGAGGAGATTAATGAGTTAGAATATGATATTAAACTATTGCAAGAGAAGATTAGCTTACATGAAAAACATATAGATGAATTAAAAGCCAAATCCTCTAAGAAAATGGAAGATAATAATGATAAAATTAAAAAACTTCAAAAGACTATTATAGCAATAGAATCTGAAATTGGTGATCATCAGGAAAAAATATGGGTATTTAGGACAGAGATTGAAGATCAGACTGATATTATAAAAAAGCATAAAGATTTGGATAGCTATAAAATGCAAATTAATAAAAACTTAAAGAAGTTAAACAAAGAAAATGAGTTTTTTGAAGATAATGAGAATTGTCCTACCTGTGAACAAGATATTGATGAAACATTTAAAAAGGATAAATTACAACAAATATCCATTAATATTAATGACATGAATGATGGTATAGATAAGTTAAATATAGAAGTAAATAAAGTAACAAATCGTTTAGGTGAAATTGCCGAATGTAATGATAAGATACAAGAGGTAGAAAGCCTTATTACAAGGAGACATAGTGATATAAGAGCACATCAAACATTAATTAGTAGATTTCAGGAGGAAATATCTGAAGCTAATGTTTATATAGATGATGATAAAAAAAGAATAATGGAAACTGAATTAGATGAAAGTAAAAAGACTAGATTACAATATGTAGAACAAAGGAAGTATTATGATATATTAAATACTATATTAAATGATAAGGGAATTAAAACAAGAATAATACGAAAATATCTTCCAGTTATTAATAAGCATGTAAATAATTATCTCAAAGATATGGATTTCTTTGTAAATTTTCAATTAGACGAAAATTTCAATGAATCTATTAAAAGCAGACATAGGGATGATTTTTCATATTATTCTTTTTCTGAAGGGGAAAAGAAGCGAATTGATATATCATTATTATTAACTTGGCGTGATATTGCTGCTATGAGAAATAGTGTTAATGTTAATCTTCTTATATTGGATGAAATATTTGATGCAAGTTTAGACCAAACTGGTATGGATGACTTGATGAAGTTATTTTATTTATTGAAAAATACTAATTTGTTTGTTATTTCACATAAACTTGATATATTAGATGATAAATTTTCTACTAAGATTACGGTAGAGAAGATTAATAATTTTTCTCAAATGGTGGTAGAATAATGCCAATATATAGTTATCATTGTGAACAATGTGATGAAGTTTATGAAAATATGAGAAGTATAAAACAAAGAGATGTTAAGTTGATATGTCCTCAATGTAAAGAGTCATGTAGTCGAATACTCGATTTATCCGCATTCCAATTAAAAGGTGGCGGTTGGTATAAGGATGGATATAGTAGTAAGAAACAAAATACAAAAAAAGAGGAGAAAGAGGAATGAAA